GGCGGCGCGGTCGGCGTGCTGCGTGGCGGGCGGCTGATCAGCGGACGTGCGCGCAGGCGCGCGGTACGGTCGGTGTGTGCGGCTCTTCTTGCTCATGAGAATTCCAGGAAGCTGGTATTGGTCGAGGTCGCGCCTTCGATCGGTTCGTTGGAAAGCGCGTGCATGGTTGCCCACGCCAGGTCGGCGTGGCTGATGTCTTCGGAGCGGCCGGCCTGGTAGGTGACGCGGCCACCTGATGCGGTGACGGTCTTCTTGATGGCCATGAACGACGCGGCGAGGTCCGTCCAGCCGGCGTCGAATTCGAGGCGTCCTTTGCTGATCACGTCGTAGGCCTTGAGCACCAGCGCCGTCTTCACTTCGACGCTGTAGGTGTAGCCACGCGCGTCGGGCCGCACCTTGGTGACGAGCTTGTAGACCGCGTCGCCGATGCCAGTGCGGTCGATGCCGATGTGGGCCACGTTGTAGCGCGCGCACACGCGCAGGATGGCCTGGGCCTGTTCCTCGTAGTCCATGCCGCGAAACTGGTGCTTCTCCAGCACGCGGAACTTGCCACCGGCCACCATCGGCGGCGCCACCACGACAAGCGCAGCGCTGTCTCCGCCCCCGCCGTTCGGGTCGTAGCCGACCCACACGGGCCGATTGCCGAAGGGGCGCGGTGACCAGTGGCGGAAGTCTTCCCACGCCTCCCAGCTATCGACCATGCAGCGCATGAGCAGCGAGAGCGGGAACACCGACGCGTTGTCATCGATGAACCCGCACATGAGCAGGTTCTCGAACTCCAGCGCGCTGTATTCCAGACGTAACTGATCGATGTCGAACAGGTTGCAGCCACCGCGCAGCGCGTCTTCCACCGTCACGATCTGGCGCCACTGGCCATCGGCGCAGCGCAGGCCTGCGGCCAACGCCGCGTGGCTCACGTCGACCTTGATCTGGTCTTCCTTCTTGCGCCCGCGATTGAAGAGCGTGCCCGACCAGAACGGATAGGCCTCGTGCCCCAGGCTGGAGGGCGTGGAGAAGTACGTCTGCCGCCAGTGCTTGTGGATCGCCATGCCGGAGGCGACCTTGCGCAGCTCCTGGAAGCGCGGCACCCAGAAGTACTCGTCGAAATACAGGTTGCCGTGGTAGCTCTGCGCGGTGCGCGCGTTGGTGCCCAGGAAATACAGCGTCGCGCCATTGGGCAACACCATCGGATCGCCCTTCAACTCCACGCCGGCGGCGTCCTTGGCGAATTGCACGATGTACTGCTTGAAGACGTGCGCCTGGGCCTTGCTGGCCGACAGAAAAATCTGGTTGCGCCCCGTGGTCAGCGCATCAATGAGCGCCTCACGCGCGAAGTACCACGTGGCACCAATCTGCCGGCTCTTGAGCAGGTTGCGGATGCGCTCAGTGCGGCCTGCCTCGTACCACGTGCGCTGGTAGTCGAACATCGCGTCGTGAAACGCGGTCACCAGCGTCTTCTGTTCGTCCTCGCTGATCGCGTTGCGCTCCGCCTTCTTGCGTGGCCCCGCATTGCGGTTCGCCACCTTCGGGTTGAGGTCGGTCTCGTTGCCGCCGTCGCGGTACCGCTCACGGCGCGCCAGGCTGTTGAGCTGGCGGTTGAGCAGGTCGATTTCCTTGAAGTCGCGCCCTTCCTTCTGCTCCTTGGCGACCAGCCGCATCAACCGCTCTTCGATGGTGAGCGCCACACGCTCGTCGGGCGTCGTCTCGGCCCACTGATCGCGCCGCTTCCAACTGTGCACCGTCATCGCCTTGACGCCGAGCATTTCGGCGATGCGCGCGACGCGATAGCCCTGCCAATAGAGCGTGCGTGCGATACGGCGCGGGTCCTTTTCCGGGTCGATCGAGAGCGTGGCGATGGGCGGCAGTGTAGTCATGCCGCCACGCTACCGGTCACGCGCGCGCGTGCCACGCGGTTCCTGTTGTGGCGCGGGTTTCCACAACAACAACGCGTTGCCCGCGTGGGTGTCGGCGCCCAAGATGGCACCACACCCGAACACCGAAACCAGATCCACCCGAGAGGAAAAACCATGGCGACCAAGGCACCCAAGTTCTTCCGCATTGCGACCGAAGGCGCAACCAGCGACGGCCGTGTCATCGACCGCGAAACGCTGGTCCAGATGGCCAAGAACTACGACCCCAAGGTGTACGCAGCGCGCATCAACCTGGAGCACATCCGGGGCTATGACCCGGCCGGTCCATTCCGCGCCTACGGCGACATCACCGCGCTCAAGACCGAAGAGCAGGACGGCAAGATGCGCCTGCTGGCGCAGATCGACCCGACGCCCGAGCTGGTGGCACTGACCAAGGCACGCCAGAAGATTTATTCCTCCATGGAGGTGAGCCCCGACTTTGCGGACACGGGCGCGCCTTACCTGGTCGGCATGGCCGTCACCGACAACCCGGCAAGCCTCGGCTGCGAGGTCCTGCAATTCAGCGCGAGCGCCAAGGTGAACCCGCTGGCCGCGCGCAAGCAGGACCCGGACAACGTCTTCTCGGAGGCCGTGGAAGTCGACCTGGACTTCACACCGCCCACCACCTACACGCCCGTGGGCGCGCCGTCAGGCTTTGCAGAATCGATCAAGCGCCTCTTCTCCCGGCAGGACAAGACGGACGCCAACGCCGACGCACGCTTCTCCGAAGTCGAGAGCGCGGTGCAGACCGTTGCGCAGGAAGTGCAAGGCCTGGGCGAGAAGGTCGACAAAGCGCTCCAGGGCTTTGGCGATCAACTGAGCGCCATCACCGCGCAGGTGTCCGAGCGCGACAAGGCCTTCAGCACGTTCAAGAACCAACTGGAAACCACCCCGGCCTATAGCGCCCGACCGCCCGCCACAGGCAACGGCGGCAGCGGCAACACGGCCCCCATCACCACTGACTGCTGACCCGGCCACCGGACGCAGCACCACCTGATTCATCCAGATCCTCCACCGGAGTCAACACCATGCGAAACGATACCCGCCGCCTGTTTGCGGCTTACACGGGCGAAGTGGCCAAGCTCAACGGCGTCGACCGTGTCGACGTGAAGTTCTCGGTCGAGCCGAGCGTGCAGCAGCGCCTGGAAACCAAGATCCAGGAATCGAGCCAATTCCTCTCCAAGGTCAACGTCTACGGCGTGCCGGAGCTGGAAGGCGAGAAGCTGGGCCTGGGCGTTTCCGGGCCGGTGGCGAGCACCACCGACACGACCAAGCAGGACCGCCAGACCTCCGATCTGTCGACGCTGGATGGCCGTCGCTATCGCTGCGAGCAGACCAACTCGGACACACACATCACGTACCAGAAGCTGGACGCCTGGGCCAAGTTCCCGGACTTCCAAACGCGCATCCGTGACGCGATCATCAAGCGCCAGGCGCTGGACCGCATCATGATCGGCTTCCACGGTGTCAAGCGTGCGGCCACCTCCGATCGCGCAACTAACCCGATGCTGCAGGATGTGAACAAGGGGTGGCTGCAGAACCTGCGCGAGCAGGCACCGCAGCGCGTCATGACGCACGACGAAAAGAACGCCGACAAGATCGTCATCGGTGGCGCGGGCGCGCAGTACGAGAACCTGGACGCGCTGGTGTTCGACCTGGTGAACCACCTCGTCGAGCCGTGGTATGCGGAAGACCCGGAGCTGGTGGTGGTGTGCGGCCGCCAACTGCTTGCCGACAAGTACTTCCCGATCATCAACCAGAACCACCGCCCCACCGACAGCCTGGCCGTGGACCTGATCGTGAGCCAGAAGCGCATTGGCAACATGCCGGCCGTGCGCGTGCCGTTCTTCCCGGCCAATGGGCTGCTGGTGACGCGCCTGGACAACCTGTCGATCTACTATCAGGAGAGCGCCCGCCGCCGCACCATCGTGGACAACGCGAAGCGTGACCGCATCGAGAACTACGAGTCGAGCAACGACGCGTATGTGATTGAAGACCTCGGCTGCGCCGCGATGGCCGAGAACATCACGGTAACTGCGCAATGACGACGCCCGCACGCAACCATTTCATGCGTGTGTCGGCCGCCCTGGCGGCGGCCGATGAGGATGCGCGCCCGCTGCGCCATGCGAACGGCTACGAGCTCATGCTCGCGCAATTGGCCGAACACCGCCGCCAGCTCAAGCTGGTGCAGTCGGTGGCGCGCAAGGCGGAGGTCAAGCGCCGCATGCTGCCCGAGTACGCCGCCTGGGTAGAAGGCGTGCTGGCTGCTGACGCAGGCCTGCAGGATGAAGTCCTCATGACGGTGATGGTGTGGCTCATCGATGTGGGCGACTTCGCCGGTGCCCTGCCGCTCGCCGCCTACGCGATCCGCCACAAGCTGGCGATGCCTGACCAGTACCAGCGCACCACGGCCTGCCTCATCGCCGAAGAGGTTGCCAACTATGCGATCGGCCAGGCCACCGCCGGCGGCCCGGTCGACGTGGAATCGGTGGACCGCGTGCTGCGCCTGGTCGAGCAGGAAGACATGCCCGACGAGGTACGCGCCAAGCTCCACAAGGCGCTCGCCTACGGCGTGCTGGCCCTGCTCGACAAGAACTTCAAGGGCGACGCGCAAGCGACGCGGCAACTGGCCTTGACGCACCTGCGCCGGGCGCTTGAGCTGCACGACAAGTGCGGCGTGAAAAAGGACATCGAGCGCGTCGAGCGCGACATCAAGAACGCAGCCCCGCCCGGTGCCCAGGAGGGCAACGGCAAAGGCTGACACCGAGCGTGACCCCGCGCATCAGGCGGCACGGGGCAGTCTTCCGGCATGCCGCGAAGCCTTGCCCCGTCCACCGCCTCCCCATTCACTGAGCCCATGTCTTCATTCATCGCAGCCGCACCCGTGCCCGCGCCGGCACAACCCGGCGGGGAGCCGATCGGCAACGACGGCTTCTTCCCC